AGGATACCCAGTAGCTTGGAACTACTTTTTAAATAATAGATAATGGAGATTAACAAATGGCAACAGGAAGATTAGGAACAGCAGACCTATCAGCAGCAACAAATACTACGGTCTATACCTGTCCAGCGGACACGTTTGCTGTAGTTTCTGTGAACTTATGTAACAGAGGCGCAACAGCAGCAGCGGTTCGTATCGCAGTAGCGACTACTTCAACACCAGGCAATGCTGAGTTTATCGAATATGATGCTCAGATAACTGCTAACGGTGTTTTAGAAAGAACAGGTCTAGTATTAGATGCTGGAAAATTGATTGTAGTGCGTTCAAGTGCTATCAACGTTTCTGCTGTGGTGTATGGTATCGAAACATCAACAGCTTAATAGGAGCGTAAAAACATGGGAAGAATAGTATCATTAGGTATTCAGGCAACAATGTCTGCCAATATCATGGGGACGACTGCTGAACGACCAACTGCGGTAAACCCAGGAGTTACCTTTTATAATCAATCAACAGGTCAGTTAGAAATTTACAACGGCAGTTCGTGGGTCACAGTTGGCGACTACCAAAGAGTAGATGTTAGCTCAAGCCAAACAGTAGTTGCTAACAGATCATTTTGGGTAAATACCACCAGTGCGGCAGTGACTATAACACTTCCCGCTAGTCCGAACCCAGGAGATTTTGTAAAAATCACTGATGTAGCAGGAACATTTGGAACAAATAACTGCACAGTCAATCCAAATGGTGGGCGAATTATGCGTCAATTAGACACTATGGTTATTAGCACCAACGGTGCTAGTGTCAGAATGGTTTATTATGATGCAACAAGAGGTTGGTTACTAGAAGCTATCTAAGGAATAAAGAATGCCGTTCAATTATCAGTCATTAAAAAACTTAACCGATCAAGCTATCGTTGACGGCTCTATTGATTCTGTAGATCTTGCCGACGGTGCTGTAACAGGCACAAAGATTCAATTAGGTAACGTTACTTCTGGAAAATTAGGTTCCGGCGCTGTAGATTTAGGATCGTCGACCACTACAGGAACGATGCCAATTAATAAAGGCGGAACTAATGTAACCTCTTTAGGAGGAGCATACCAAGCATTATACAGTGATGGTTCAAATTTACAATTTAATCCTCACGGTATACAGGGAATGCAAATTTTCACAGGAAGTTCAACGTGGAATAGACCAAGTGGAGTAAGATATATTCTTGTGCAAGTTCAGGGAGCAGGTGGCGGCGGATCAGGCCACGGCGAAGGTGGCGGTGCCGGAGGATATGCAGAACGTTATTTAGATGTTACTGGAATCTCATCAGTATCTGTTTATGTTGGCGGTGGCGGTGGTGGCACGTATTATGCCAATGCAGGCGGCAACGGAGACTACGCTGGATTTGGCCCATATATTTCCGCAGGTGGCGGACATGGTGCTAACAGACAGAATCAACATAGCGGTGGAGTTAGTGGTGTTGGATCGGGTGGAAATTTAAATCTACATCAAGGTGGCGGATTTAGTCACCATGCTTATAGTGCTCAATCAAATGCAGACACATTCTGGGGAGGCGGTGCTCCGAGCAGTCATCCACAAGGCGGCCACTTTGCTCATAATCACCAAACTCATTGTTCTCCAGGCACAGGCGGCGCAGGTGCTCACTTTCATGGACATAGAGGTTCAGACGGACGTCCTGGTCTAGTTGTTGTTACTAGTTTTTATTAAGAGAGATATCGATGCCATTTAATTATCAAACACTAAAAAATATAAGCCAAGCGGCATTGGTTAATAACGCCATTATTGGTGCAGATCTTACTACAAACGCAGTTACCAATGCCAAACTAGCGAATTCAACAATCACATCAAGCGAATTGGGAACAGGATCTGTTGATGTTACACAGGCTTCTGTTTCTGGAACGTTGCCAGTTAACAAAGGAGGAACAGCATTAACTTCTTTACCTGGATCTTTTAGAGTTTTAGCAGCTAATTCGGGAAATAATGCTTTAGAATTTGCACCTACCGGAATATATCGTATGGTTGTGTTTTCCGGTAACGGAACTTGGAATAGACCTAGCGGTGTAAGATATATCAAAGTTCAAGTCCAGGGAGGTGGTGGCGGTGGCGGTGGCCACGGAGAGTCCGGCGCAGCTGGTGGATATGCTGAACGTGTATTAGATGTAACTGGAATACCGTCAGTAGGCATCACAATCGGTGGTGGTGGCGGTGGCACATATTATAATAACGCAGGCGGTAATGGAGCAAGCAGTTCGTTTGGACCATATGTATCTGCAGGCGGTGGTCATGGATGTAATAGACATAATAATCATAACGGCGGATTGCCAGGTGTCGGTTCTGGCGGTGATTTGAATTTATACGGTGGCGCAGGCGGCGGACACGAACAAAGATCGTCCGGCATGGGCGGTTCAACTTATTTTGGAGGCGCAGCACCGAGCGGCCATCCACAAGGCGGACATTTTGCTCATAATCATCAAGGACATAGTGCTCCAGGAACTGGTGGAACCAGCGGTTACTTCAGTGGACACAGAGGTTCCGATGGAAGGCCTGGAATTATCGTAGTTACAGAATATTATTAATAGAGTAGAAAAATGCCATTTAATTATCAGACACTAAAAAATTTAACAGGATCAGCAATCGTTGATTTGCAGATCGGCACTAGTCAGATCACAGATCGATCTATTCCTGATGCAGACATCACCGCCGGAGCAGTTACTTCTGGAAAAATGGCTAGCTCGGCTGTAAACCTTGCGTCATCGACAGTGACTGGAACCCTACCAATATCAAAAGGCGGAACAGGTTTAACTAGTATCGGTGGTTCAAACACCATGTTAAGAACTAACTCATCTAACAACGGCCTAGAATATGCAGTAGCAGGCTTTTCTGGTATGCAGGTATTTACAGGAGGCGGAACTTGGAATAGACCAAGTGGCGTTAGATATATTAGAGTAAAAGTTCAAGCGGCCGGAGGCGGCGGATCTGGTCACGGCGAATCTGGTGCAGCTGGCGGATACGCCGAGCGTGTATTAGATGTTAGCGGTATTTCATCTGTGTCTGTATATGTCGGTGGCGGTGGCGGTGGCACGTATTATGCCAATGCAGGCGGAAACGGAGACTATGCATCATTTGGACCTTATGCCAGTGCTCAAGGCGGCCACGGTGCTAATAGACAAAATCAGCACTCGGGCGGTGTTAGCGGAGGTGCCAGCGGTGGTGATTTAAACATACACACTGGTTCTGGCGGCTCACACCATCACAGTTTTGGACCAGGCGGAACAAGCCACTTTGGCGGACCTGCACCAAGCGGACACCCACAAGGGGGTCACTTTTCACACAATCACCAGGCTCATAGTGCTCCGGGCACAGGCGGAACGGGTGGTTATTTCCACGGACATAGAGGATCTGACGGTCGTCCGGGAATAGTAGTAGTTGAAGAATATAAATAATCTGGGAGATTAAAAGTTATGAAAAAAGCATTAGTAGGATATCAAGGCTGGGTTTCTCAGGTCGTAGAACCTGGCGAAGATCATGAAATTTACGAAGGCCCTGGCGCCACAATGGCATGGGTAGATGCTCCGGACGACATCACCATGGACTGGACTTTAGAATGGAGCCCAGGACAACAAAAGATGGTTTGGGTAGAAAGAGACGGACCATTTACTAGTAACGAAGTAGCACGTAAAGTTGCCTACGGAGAAGTCGGAGCACAGTTAGGAATGATCTTTGATGCCATTAAAGAGAATGGTGTTTTAGACACAAACAGCGAATGGTTTCAGCATCAAGTGATGGTTAAATCTATGATTCCAAAAGCTACTGGCGATAAGTTCTTAATGACCAATGAAGAATATATTCGAGCGATGGCAACTACAGAGCCAAGTGCGGATCGTCAACCCGTTCCGTCAACTGCTGAATTACCTTCTTGGGTAAGATATCCGGGTTGGAAGGGCTACCAAGGCAGATAATTTGCTCTAGAACAAGAAAAGGCATCTTTGGATGCCTTTTTTTATTTCCATCAAAAAATGCGCATATAAATACATCACCATTGGTATAAGGAATATTCATGCAAATCAAAAAAGTAACAATTATTGGTGGCGGAAGCTCGGGTTGGATGACAGCCGCAGCTCTGTCTAAATTGTGTAAACACTTAGAAATTACTGTAGTAGAGTCTTCAAAAGTAGGAACAGTAGGAGTTGGAGAAAGCACACTAGGACATATTAATAAATTTTTACAATTATTAGGTCTTAAAGATGAAGATTGGATGGCAGCATGTAATGCCACTTACAAAAATTCAATTCGTTTTACAAACTTTAGAGAAAACGATGGCTCATTTTTTGAATATCCATTTAGTTCTGGCTTAGATTTTACAGATAAGCCTCACGGGCTACAAGCATGGTCTGAACTAGCCACACTTTATCCTGAAGAATATACACCTAATACTTTTGCAGAATTTTATTGCACGGGAAATACCCTACTGGCCAAGTATGCTAAAGAAACTAGAGATGAAAAAAAGATTCTAAGAAATTATGATTTTAAATATGACACCGCCTATCATCTCGATGCACAATTGTTTGGTCAGTATTTAAAAAATACTATTGCAATTCCCAATGGTGTAAAACATATCATCAACGATATACATAGTTTTAAGAAAGATCATCAAGGCAATATCACACAAATTATGTGTGTTGACGGATCTATTTTGCCACAAACTGACCTTTGGATAGATTGCACTGGATTTAAATCTATCTTGCTAGAAGAA